GACTTAGCAGAGGGTACAAACTTATACTATACAGATGCAAGATTTGACACAAGGTTAAGTGCAAAAACATCAGATGATCTAACAGAGGGTTCTACAAATTTATATAACCAAACTCATACAGGTGATGTAACTGGATCAGTTGCCTTAACTATTGCTAGTGATGCAGTAACTTATGACAAGATGCAAGACTTAGTAACTGCTAACAGAGTACTAGGTGGTACAGCAGCAGGAACTATTGCAGAGGTACAAATAGCTACAGATATGATTGCAGCAGGAGCTGTAACAGCAGCTAAAGTAGATACAGATCTTAGAAATGTACAGTACATTGGTCTTGATTCTACAGACTATATGGAGTTTACTGATAACACTCAAATAGACCTTTACATTAATGGTTCTAATGAGTTTAGATTTGAAGCAGATGGTGATTTCCATGCAGATGGAGATGTAATTGCATACTCAACTACTACACCTTCTGATGAAAGATTAAAAGAAAATGTTAAGGTTATTGAGAATCCATTAGAAAAGTTAGAACAATTAAGAGGTGTAACATTTGACTGGATTGACAGAGAAGATAAAAGATCAGGTGGTATTATAGCACAAGAGCTAGAGAAAGTAATGCCTGAACTTGTAAGAGAGGTTGATAGCCTTAAAAATGAGGACAGCTTTAAAGCAGTAGATTATAATGGTCTTATTGGATTGTTAATTGAAGCTGTTAAAGAATTAAGTGATAAATGTAATAATTGTAAAAAATAAATAGAAATGGCTTTAAAAGGTAAATTTGTTTTTCCAAAATGGATAGAAACAGGACAAGAAGAAATTGAAGTACAAATACCTGAGGACTTATCTCCTGAACATCCTGATTATGATAGGAGAGGTGAAATTCAAATTAAAACTAATGCAGTAGGACACTATGAAGATGATCCTGATCAAACATATGAGGATCATATTTTAGCAATTAATTCTTGTGGTATTCATAGTGAAAGATATGGAGATCAAAAATTATGGCATGTAGCTATTATTTGGGCAATTTATCCAACAGAAGAAGATAGAAGATTAGCACAAAACATTGTTAAAGGTGGTCAAATGTCTAGGTATGAACCATTAGATTTTGATGAAATAAATGCAGCAGGAAGTGTGTATGAGTTTTGTTATAATTACTTAAAAAGTGAGGAGTGGATTAAAGAAACAACAGATATTTAAAATTATAAATTATGCCAGTACCAAGTTCAGGACAATTAAGATTAAGAGCAGATATTAATCAAGAAATAAATGGTAATGATACTGATAATAATGTAAGTCTAGGTACATTATCAAATGATGCAGGGTTTTCAGAACCTGACACTATGAGTGAGTTTTATGGCTATTCTAGTGTAACTACACCTACTGTAACTTATAATAGCTATTCTAGTAACTACACAACAGCTACATTAAATTATACAGTAGACTGGGGTGGTGCATCAGGATCTTATAATTTAAAATGTGAAATTTATGGTTCCAGTGCATTAGGTACACCATTTTATCAAACAGATACTATTGTAAGCTCTAGTAATCCACCAGGTTCTCAAACATACAGTTTTACAATTACTCCTCCTAGTCAATATGTAGATCAAGATACTGGCTATAGAATTAAAGTAAAAGCACAAAATAGTGAAGGAACAACTACAGAACCATCATCAGGATATAGAAATATTAGTTTATCTACACCTACATATTATACTTTATCAAATTTTCAGAATTATTATGGTAGTTATGGAGGATGGCAAAAATATGGTCCAAACTGGGCTAGTCCTACAAGTGTTACAGAATTAGAAAATCATCCACAATTAGGATTTCACACAACTCATAAGACTAATATAAATGGTGCTTCTTTTACTGGTGAAGTATTTGCTCCAGGTTTAAGTTATTCAGGAAGTAATGCTATGGCAGAAAATTTAGCAAGTTGGGTTATTCATAAAAATGCATGGAGAGGTTATAGTGGAGGTACAAATTTTGAAAAAAGAATATTATTTGATATACATTTATCTAATGTTAGTTTCAGTGGAGGTTCTAACAATGCTTTTGGTTTAGAACACTCAGGAAATACTAGTGTACCATTTGAATGGTTATATTACACTATAAGTAATTATTCTGCTACATCATCACCAACAAATGTATATGCATCAAGTAGTTATTGTAACTATAATTTATCAGGTAGTCAGGGTAACTGGAGTGGTTGGTCTCAATATTATTGTTGTAATCAATCAGCTAGTAATCAAACTGTAAATTTAAAATGGCAATATGACTTTACATAAAATAAAACAATATGAATTGGGAACCAACATTTTTAGGAGTATTTGTTTACATGATCACAATAGCAGAGATTAATGAAGGTTTGCAAGGACTTTTAATTATAGCAACTTTAATATATACAATAATAAAAATTAATCAATTACTAAAAAATCAAAAAAAGAAATAACATGGTAAGAATATTAAGATATTTAGCAAACAAACTAGAAACCTTTAATAACATGGTAGCTACTGCATGGAATAAGTGGCTTAGTAAGATTAAAATGTAATAGATGAAATTAAGTAAGAATTTATCATTAGCTGAAGTAGTAAGATCAGATACAGCAAAGAGATTAGGCATAGATAACACTCCTACAAAAGAACACAAAGATAATCTTAAAGCAATAGCTGAGAAAGTGTTTCAGCCAATTAGAGACCATTTTGAATGTCCAGTGTACATTTCTAGTGGTTATAGATCAGAAGCATTAAATAATGCTCTTAGAGGTGCTAGTAAAGCTAGTATGCATATGTCAGGACAAGCACTTGATATAGATATGGATTTTACTAAAGTATCTAATAAAGAAGTATTTGATTATATTAAAGATAATTTAGAGTTTGATACACTAATATGGGAGCATGGTGAAGATTCTCCTAGTTGGGTTCATGTTGCTTACAGAGAAGGTAGGAATAGAAAACAAATACTAGAGGCATATAAAGATGATATTACAGGTTTAACAAAGTACAAACAGTATGAGCCAAGAAAAGAAAAACAAAAAGAAGTTCAAAGAGACAAAACTAGGTCAGTTTCTACTAGGAAAGTCAGGGGTGTTTCAAACAGTAGCTGATACAATCCCATCAAAGGGGTTTTTAGGTGTTTTAAAGCAACTTATAGTTAAAGATGATACATTAGTCCAAAAGGATAAAGATGTTGCATTAGAGATGCTTAAATATGATATGTCTGAAATGGAAGCTGTTACTAGAAGATGGGAATCAGATAACCTATCAGATAGTTGGCTATCAAAAAACATAAGACCATTAACATTAGTGTTCACTTCAATTATGTATGCAGCAGGTTTTTTTCTAGAATATGATCTTCAACTTTATACTCAAATATATTTATTAGTTATTGGGTCCTATTTTGGTGGAAGAAGTTTTGAGAAGATAAATAAACTATAATGAAAGAAGAAACTAAGAAAGTAAAATGTCAATGTGGTCAATCTAAAGATCCTAATGGTTATTGTGATGGTAGTCATAAAAAAAAGAAACATTTATTTGACATGAATAACCTACCTTTTCCTCATCTCTAATATATATTTATAATTATTATATATTTATTAACTATAATATATGATAATATTATATATATAATACATTAAATATAGTGTATAATAGTTCTCTTGTTAAAAACATTTTGCATATTGTAAATAAAGTTGTATAATTGATTTAAACTTTATCAATAAATGCCAAAAAAACCTAAAAGAAAAACATTAGTTAGAAAGCTAGATCAGATATTTAGTCTATATATTAGAACTAGAGATGCTGACAAGAAAGGCATTTGTACATGCTGTACTTGTGGAAAGAAACTTCCTATTAAACAGATTCATTGTGGTCATTTTATGAGTAGAAGGCATATGTCTACAAGGTGGGATGAGGAAAATGTATCTGCCCAATGCTCAGGCTGTAACACCTTTAGAGGAGGGGAACAATATAAATTTGCATTATTTTTAAATGAAAAATATAATACAGATAAATCTAGTGAACTACTACAGAAATCAAGGCAAACAGCTAAACACTCTATTACAGATTTAGAGGAAATGATAGAAAATTTTAAAACTTTATTAGAAAAACTATAATAGTTTATAATAATTGTTGTATATTAGCTTTCAGAAAAACATTTATTATGAGTATATTTAGAAATAAAGGTGAAGAACCTACTGCTAAAGACAGCAGAATAGATGAGCTAGAAGCTACAGTTAAAAAGCTCAGACAAGACCTAACTGATTCTTACAATGAGCAATCAGAACTTTTAAGAGAAATTAAAAGCCTTACACATGACATGACAATGTTAAAATTAAATTTGTCAAATAGTGATGTAGGAGAAGAAAAAAAAAGACCTAACTTAAATTTAACTTATGATGGAATCCAAGAATATCAAGACTAGTACAATACAATTTATTGAGAAAGAAGGTACATGGAGTAATGGTGATCACACCTACCAAAAGTACAAACTACATTTAAACAATGGTGAAAAGCCTCAGTTTTTAGCTAAGTCAGAAAAGACTATAGATGATTTTAACATAGGTGATGAAGTTAAATACTCTTACAAAAAAGCAGGACAACCTTTTGCTAAAATAGAAAAAGAATTTAATCAACCTAAAATAAAACAAATGCCAAATACAAATACTAATGATGCACAAACAGCTACAATGACACAACAACAATCTATAGCTAGAAGTGTAGCATGGAATAATGTAAGCCAGTTTATCTTTACTGAGGAGTTTCAAAAATACAATGATCCTGAAGCTACAGATAAAAATGGTAATAAGATAATTCTATCTGATAGACAGATAAGAATGTTAGATCAAGCTATAATAGCTGCAGATCTTATATATAAACAACTATTAACTAAACCTAAATAATTATGAGTAAACCTGATTTTGTTGCAGGAGTTTATGTGGAGGAATCTCCTAAAGACTTTGTAACTTGTAAAATGAGATTAAGTGTAGATAGATTTCTACAGTTTCTCCAAGATCCATATGTTAAAGAATTCTATAAAAAAAATAATGGTTATCTTAACATGGATATATTAAAAAGTAAGAATGGAAAACTTTATATTCCTTTTTCAGAATTTATACCTGAGAAAAAAGTAACAACAACAGATCACAATCCTGACAGGGAACTAGATGAAGTTCCATTTTAAAATAAAGAAATGATACTAGAGATTAAAGACCAACTTGAAAAGATCCACAAAATAAGAAAAGGTGAAATCAAGGAAGGCTTATCTCTAGGCATCAAATCTTTTGATACATATTTCAGATTTAAAAAAGGTACATTTAATATCTTTCTAGGGCATAGTAATGTAGGTAAAACTCATACTGTGCTTTTTTTTATGTTTTTATATGCACTTAAACATGATTTAAGATTTTTAGTATATGCAGGAGAAAATGAACCTTACTCAATAGTAAAGAAATTAATTGAATATAAAGAGGGTATGCCCATCAACAAGATTGATGAGGAAAAGCTAAAAGAAGGAAGTAGATGGGTGGACTCTCATTTCAAATTAGTTAGTATAGAGGAGCAATATACTTATAAGCAATTACTAGAGTTAGGAGAAACTATTAAAAAGAGTTGGGATTATCAGGGTTACTTTATTGATCCATATAACTCTTTATCTAAAGACAGAGATATGTATAGGTCATTAGGTGGTCATGAATTTGATTATCAAGCAGCATCAGATATGAGAACATTTTGCCACAAGACAGGAGTAGCTTTATGGTTAACAGCTCATGCACAAACAGATGCACTTAGAAAATTACATGGAGCTAATCATGAATATGCAGGACATCCTATAGCACCAATGATGAGTGATTGTGAAGGTGGTGGAAAGTGGAGTAATAGATGTGATAACTTTATGGTAGTTCATAGATATATACAGCATAACTTAGATTGGATGGTTACACACCTGCATGTAAGAAAAGTAAAAGATACTGATACTGGAATGATGCCAACAACATTAGATAGTCCAGTTAGAATAAGAAGTTTAGTAAACAATGTAGGCTTTAGTATAGAAGGAGATAATATGATAGAACTGATAGATGAACATACTGGAGAAAGCATATCAAAAGCATAAAACATGGATTTCAATATGCAAGTCTTTTGGTTTAGACTATCCTACATCTGAAGATTTAGTAATGGAGATGTATATTAAACTAGATTATATAACAAAAAAAGGAACTGATATAACCTATAATAAAGATGAGCTTAATTACTATTATATTTTTAAAATACTCTACACAATGTTTTTACAACTCAAAAAGAAAAGAGACAGAGTTAATTTTATTGATCAGGAAATGTTACAAAACATTGAAGGTCAAGAGCAGGTACATTTTCAGGAAATTGAAAAAAGGTTTAACAATGAATTCAGTAAACTACATTGGTATGATCAGAAGGTATTTGAGATAGTAGCATCAGGAACTAAGATAGCAGAGTTGAGTAGGAAAACACAAATAACATATATTAGTTTATATAATACATATACAAAAGTGAAGAAATTATTAAAAAAGAAAATGGGGTTATGAAATTAGGAGATTTAGTAGAATTGATTATAAGAAAAATAACATTTGGTTATGGGAAAAAAATAGCTAAGTCTGTAGCTAAATTATTTGGCTATAAAGATTGTGGCTGTGATAAAAGACAAGAGAAGTTAAACAAATATATATTTACAAAAGATGGGATTAAGAAGTTATAAGGTATTGCTACAGCAGCAATTTACTCAGGAGGATTATATAGATTTTACTGGATTTAAAACTGCAATGGAAAAAGGTTTTACAGATAATGATTTAAAAATAGTTTACACTTTACATGCAAAGTATTTTGAACATAATTACATTGAGCCTTGTGGATGTGGT